TTGTTATTTGTTCCTGCTTGTATGATAACAAAAACTATAGCAAAAAATAGAATTGGTAGTAATACTAAAGCTACATAAAGTATTTCAATCATTTTAGCCTCAAATATTCGTTCTCAATTAAATATTGCATTGTCTTGATATATGCTTGATTCCAGCAATCTCTACGCTCATCTCGTGAATATGAGTTGCCATTGTCTAGCTCTGTATGGCATCTGTGGCATAAAGCAGCAACAAGTGCATCACTGACCTTCATGCCCATACCTTTGCCTTGATTCCTATGAGCAGCACATACTGTTCCATCTATCTGGCCACAGTTCATGCAAGGTAGTTCCCTGAGAGTTTCTAGTAGTTTTTTGTTTCTATAAATTGACATATCTTTGTCATCCATTCAATAAGGGCATCTGGAGTATATTCTCGCTGATATTGTGTACAGCGCTTTGTTCCTTTTACATTGCCACAAATTGACCTGTCTGTAGGCGCTAAATTTTTAGGGGGCATTGGAGGAAGCTGACTGTAAGACACTCCACAAATATACAGCTTTGTTTGCTTATGAGCTACATGACCAAAATCATATTGGTCTATCTCAATAGTAAAACCACCAAATTCATCAGGAAACTCTCCATGCAATGGCAATTCTGCTTCTTTCCATAAGCGAGAGCCAGCAGGATGTTCTAAAACTCCACCACATAATCTCACCTGAGCAAGAGCAAAATATGCTAGTTGCTTTTCATCAGGTCTTGGATTTGCCATATGACTTAACATTCCCCATGCTCTACATGGTGGGTGAGCTATAACAGGATAGCGCTTGCAATAGTTTCTTGCATCACGCTCTATGTCATAAACATCATAACCTTCAAGCTCTTTGTATCTGCTATCTGGTCTTGCAAACAATACTGCTATCATTCTTGTAAATACACTCCATGTTTAGCTGCCCATTCCTCAACTTTCATCATAAAATCGTTGAGTGCTTCAACAGTCAAGTCAGATGTTGCTCGTAAAACATACACAGTGCGACCATCAGATGTATTGTATTCATCATAGCCAAGCCATCTGTCTTTCATCATAGCCTTCCACCATTGATGTGGATGATGAAGTCCATCAGCGCCTTTTACCTTCTCAGCAATCTCATGAAAAAGTAAATGCAAGCGTCTGTTCTGCTCACTTGTACGCTTTTTTACTTGTCCGCACGCTGGACATCTTTCCGCCATTCTTGCTCTCCATCTTTTTAGGAACATATGGGTTTACCCAGTTGCCATCAACATCTATGTATCCTTTAGACTTGAATACTTGACCATCTTTCTCTGCGCGATATTCGACTTTACCAAATACTTCAGTCATCTCTTTTAGGAATTGGTTTACTGTTTTCATTGCAGAACAATCTTATCGCCAAAGTCAACAACATCAACTTCTACCTTGCTTGTAAATTGAACACGCTCAAGAAAATGCTCAAAGTGCAATCTATCATTGCAACTCACAAGGCAGATAAACTCCTCTGTTTCTGCATCAAATAGTTCTGCTAATATCATTATAAAAAGTTCCTTCTAATAATTGATGCTTTAATCTTGCCATCAGCAAGTGCTTGATACATAGCGTCAGGCAAGTCAGGATATAGCTCTTGGTAATACTCTATTGGACTTTTAAGTCCTCCCTCATTTATCTTACGCCATTCTGCTTTCCATGAGGTCGTAGTGCTTAATCCAATCTCAAGTGTTGCCTTAATGTATTTGGTACTTAGTCCTTGGTCAAACATTGCAAATGCTTGTTGCTTCAATATTTGTATTTCTTTTCTGCTCATTGTAGGCATTTTATTTCATCCTATTTTGACGGATGCTTGATTCATCAATAATACCTTTAGCCAACGCTTGATAAAAGTTATCAGGCAAGTTTGGATACTTTTCTTTGTACCATGCTTCAGGCTTTTCTGCTTTTTGCTGTTTATCCATATGTGTTTTCCACTTATGATAGTACATATGAGCTGTTGACTTTACAACTCTTAGCGCTTCTTTGACTTCAGTCTGACTCTTGCCTTCACTGAACATCTTAAAAGCCACATCTTGCTTAGTAACAGTTTTCTCAGGCTTTTTCTTTGCCTTGTCTAATGTGCGTAACTTGAACACGATAGCGTGCTTGATAATCCGCTCTGTTGTTTTTGGAAGCGGTGATATATCTTGATATGCTTCAAGCATTACATCATCAGCAAAGTCGAACATTTGTTTATCGTTCATCGCACCAATCTCCCTGTGTCATATGGCTGATAGATAATTGGCTGACCTGGTGTAATAGGCGGCACAACCACTACAGGTTGTGGTGGTGGTGTAGTAGGCAATGGTGGCAATACAACAATAGTTCCTGCTGTTGCTACATTTGATGCTAAAAGCAATGCTATTAAGTATTTCATCTTTTCTCTCCTAAAGTGAATTATAGAACTTCTCTTTTGTTACATAGTTACATCGTTTGTAATCATAATATAACTCAGACATTCCTGGATGTCCATTACTATTGAAACGCACCTTTTGAATATGAACCTCAGTACGCTCTGGCTGATTTACAACATCTCTCCATATAGCAATAGCATTGTCTGCTTTGTTATACCAGTGAGCAGAGCCGCTGATGTCATATGGCTTAGGAACTGGATAATTTCCGTCAGCTTGTTTTTGTAGCTTCATTGGGTGTGCAACCAAAAATAAATGAACATTAAAATCTCTAGCTGCTTTACGCAATACAGTCAGAGTTTGCGATATGTATTCTGTTTCGCTCAATCCTGATGGTCTGCTATGGTCCATCTCATTCCATGGGTCAATAACTAATGCTTTAGGATATGTCAATCCTGTTGCATCCAACCATGGTAGTGCTTCGTTAATAATGTCAGTTGGTCTAAACGATGTTTCATCAATCTTGACGAATGAGAAGTATTTGTCTGCCGTTTCCATTGCTTTCATCATCTCATCATCATTCATGCGGTCTTTGCCCCAAAACTGCTTTCTAGCTATCTTTTCAATAATCTTTTTGCAGTGCATCTCAAGCGGATGGTTTTCAGGACTAAAGAAACATATGCGATATTTATGTAATCTAGCTAAGTTTACGCATAAAGCGTCTAGCCATTCAGATTTACCATGTGAAGGCATACCTGTAATGATTGTTAGTTGTTTAGGTTTAATCGTCAGAAACTCATCTACATTTTCCCATCCTGTAGAATGACCTTGACCAATTCCCTCGTCATAGATGCGCTGCACATCTAAAAACATCTCTCCTGGTCTTACTATCATTTTAGAACACCAATCCTCTCTTTAATTGTGGCAATCTAGCCCAGTTATCTCTGATAGCTGTCATAAATGCACTATCCCAATCAGTGTATTTATAATTGTTAGCCTTGCATCTGTCAATAAAAGATTCTAAGTGTTTATCTAAATGAATGTATCCATTCTTATCTGCCCACTTCTGTACTCTATCGCTTACAGAAAAGTTAGATGGTATATATATCTTTTCTCTTCTCTTCTCTTCTTTTACCTCGGATATTCTAGGGACACTCTCGGGAGTTTCTCGGGAGATATATAACTTATTGTTTTCACGAATAATTTGCTGAGTGTATTCGTCTGTGCGTGTAGCCATCTTGAGGCAAGTGATAATGCCATCTGTGTTCTCAAAAAGACCCAGTTCTACCATGTAAGTCATAATATGCTGCACTATCTCTGGACTTAATTTAAAGTCGTCAGCAATGAGTTCTGCATCATGCTCTAGTTCAAAAGTTAGATTGTGTTTTTCAACATTGCGAGCTATAAGCTCAAGACAGTACCAGTAGATACCATAACCTTGTGCGCCATATTTCAGCCTAAGTTTCTTTAATTTGGCATCATTACTAGCGTCAGAATCGTGTTTAAACCATTTCATTTAATATCTCCTTTATGCGATTTTCAGAAATATTAAAATATGTTTTATCAAGCTCTATTCCAATAAAGTTTCTATTCATCGTTTTGCAAGCTATACCTGTAGTTCCGCTTCCCATAAATGGATCCAAAATAGTTTTGCCTTCAGAAAAATACATTTTTATTAAAGATTGACATAATTCTACAGAGTATGTCGCTTTATGAACTTTAGTATGCTCCCCTTGATTATTGTTAGGGGCATCAATAAAATTGAAAATATTTTCAAAATTATTTTGTCCTGTTTTTTCTATTGTAGAAACTACTTTTTTATTCATATAAAATGTTTTAATTTCAGATTTTCTGCAAAATACAAAAACATTTTCTGTAATTCTAGTTAATTTATTAGGACTTCTATTATTGGGAATAGCACTTCTTTTTTTCCAAATTATTTGGTCTGCTATGGTCATGTTTGTTTTATTTATGATATTTGCCAACAATAACCACAAAGTATCAGTATTCTCACTTGAGTAATTTATGTTGTAAAGAATAACCCCATTTGGAGCTAATATCTTTTCCATATGCTCAAAAAGATTTGTTTGCCAATCAATGTATTCTTGGTTAGTAATATCGTCTTTATATTCTCCATACTTCCTATTATAGCTATCTGATGCTCCGCTTCTGCTATTGTTGTATGGTGGACTCGTTATTACTCCATCAACTTTAATATTTAAAGTGTTTAATGATTTAATTTCAGAAATACAATCGCCATGTATTAGTTTCATGATGCTCTCCTATTTATCTCCACTAATTAAAGGTGAGGCAGGGAAGTGTGGAGAGAGGTGGGATACCTTCCTTTTCGGTCTGCAGAACCTAGCCTCAGTTGCTAATTTACAATAATTTAAAATATTTTGCAAATAATTGTTGACATGCTTCCGAAACAGGAATAATATGCACACATCAACTGCAATAACGCAGTTCATTTTAGGAGAGAAAAATGAGTAATTACAACGAATACTATTACAACAACCCACATGAGATTGATCCTATGGATGACAATGAGTTAGAGCAACGCATCCATGAAGGTATGTTAGATTTATTTGATGATACAGAGCCAGGCGACTTTATTGACTTTGGATATGAGTATGATGTTGAAGCTGTAAGCAGCGTAATCAAAAACATTGCTGTAGCATATTATTCAGGCACTGATGAGCAATTATTGACATATGCTAAATCACTAGGCAAGATGATTACATCTGAGATGGAACGCTATGTAGAGGAGAATCTATAATGATTGAGAACGCATTGATTTTGATTGGTGGTCTGATATTCTTTTTATCAGTTTTAGTAGTAGCTGAGATTGCAAGCAAGATTTTTAAATGGGAGTAACCATGGAATATGATATAGACAGTCCTGAGTATCAAGAAAAGTTTTGGGCATGGTGCATAGATAATGGCTACCATAATGAAGATTATATATTAGACCATTTAGAAGTATTTGAAGAAATGTTTGAGGAAACCTTAGAATGAAACCACATAAATGGGCAAAAGAAATTAAAGCATGGGCTGATGGTGCAGAGATTGAATACAGAAAGAAAAATGGATATGGTAGTTTGGCTAGTGAATGGCAAGCAGTAGAGGATGCTGATAATAGTAGAATAGATTGGTCATTGGATAATTTTGAATTCCGCATTAAACCTACACCTAAAGAGCCACAGTATTTGTATGTATCAACGGGCGAAGATGGTAGACCTATGTTAAGTTTTATAGACCATGTAGAAGCCGTAGGTAAAATTAAACTGGAGCAATATGAATGAATGCACTATCAGTAGCAGAGCAAGCAAAGATTATGGGTAAATCAGAGCGATGGGTAAGATACTTATGCGAAGCTGGCAAACTCAAAGCAATCAAGATTGGCAAGAAAACATGGATGATTATTGACGAGGAGAGCAATAATGTATATACCACCGAGAAGACAGAGAATGATTAAAAGATGTGATGTGGGAATATATTGTTTTGTTTGTTTTGCAGTAGGATTATTTATAGGAGTAATATTATGATTACCACGCTTCAAGTGAACGACCTTGAACTTGTTGTAGAGTATGAACTAGATGTATCTGCTGTGTACTTTGGTGACCTTGAATCAGAGTACATTGAGATTGATATACAAAAAGTTGTATGGCTAGGAAATGATGTGCTACCATTGATTCAAGCGTTGGAGATGGAAGAAACGCTTAAGCTGATTCTTAGGGATAAAATGGAGGATTACGAATCGTGAACTACGCTGAAATACGCAAAATCAATGTAAACGACCACATTGAGAAAAAGAATGGTCTGTCATATTTATCATGGGCATGGGCAGTTGACCAGTTGCTGATGCTAGACCCAACAGCTACATGGGAATATAACGAGCCTAAACAATTTGGTGATACTGTTATGGTGTTCTGCACAGTAACAGCTTTTGGCAAGTCTATGACAGCACAGTTGCCAGTGATGGATTATCGCAACAAAGCAATACCTAATCCTGATGCGTTTGCTGTAAATACGGCTATGCAGCGATGCCTAGCTAAAGCTATAGCATTACATGGGCTTGGTCTGTATATTTATGCTGGCGAGGATTTGCCAGATGATGATAAGGTTCATGCACCTACACAATCTATTACGCCTACTGCTGGGGCGCTAGATAACTTCAGCGCAGCAGAGAAGGAGCTGATTGCACAGTTTGCTGAAGACATAACGGAGCTTGTTAAATCAGGCGATGTAGAAACAGCAGCAGGTAATTTAACCACTTTAGAAAATGATGAAAAGTTAGCTGTATGGGCTTTACTTGATTCTAAAACTCGTAGTACACTTAAAAAACACAAGGAGAGCAAATAATGGCTGACAAAATTTATTACAACTCAGGATTCTTGAACAAGGTAAAGGAAAAGAAGTCTGAGAAAGCGCCTGACTATCGTAGCAATGTGCAACTAGATGACGCTACTATTGATGCTATTGTAGCAACTGGTGGCAAGGTATCAATCGCAGGTTGGAACTATAACGATACAGTGCGTATTGTTGTGAGTGCAGATACATATGTAAGACCTGCACAAGAGAATGCAAAGTCTAATGGCTATCAGCCACAGACAGCAGAAGAACTAGAGGAAGATATTCCGTTCTAGTAAGCGTAGCAATGTTGCTACATTTTATCTAACTTTTTACACGACAGTTAGAGTGGGGAAATCAAGATGGATGCTCGTCACATTCATGCAACCTTGAAAGTACCCAATTTTCTAGGAGAGAATTATGTTGACAACAGACCCACAAAAATTGGCAGAGCTATATGAGCGAATCGAAGTTGCTAAAGAGAATCTTGGAGAAAGGTATTTACTGCATCCGAACAATCACATCAGTCGCAGAGAAACGCCATATGACCTGGCTGGAAATAGTTACTTGCCTGACGATAATATGGAATTTTCTCCATCATTATTGATTAGCGTTGAGGACATATGAAATACGGATGCCACAGTGATGTGAGTCCTGATTGGTGCAAACATGATGAAGTTACATCACCACAATATATCAGCGTTAAATGGCCTTTTTTGTTTACTAGAGAATGTCACTATGAACATAAATGGTCTGATGATAAGTGCAAAGGATGCACCCAGCCTCATGAAACAGATACACAAGTATCTGATTTTTTGGAGTGGTAAATGGATACAATCATTCAATACATTTTGTGCTACAGTTTCAGCTTTCTACTTGGAATGTTTGTTGGTATCATATTCTGTATGTGGGCAATTAAGGCTTTTAGCATAAATGAATACGATTAAGTTTAAATGGGCGTTTTATGACGAGGAAGGCGAAGTGGTAAGGTTCGTGTCGTACCCTGCCGAGGGAGCTTTGCCTTATCCTCCTCAAGCACCACAGTTACCAAAAGACCATCCTGATTGGGATAATCCATTATTTTAGGAGAAAGAGATGAATAAAGATGAAACAGGGGCTGTTTCTACAGCGAACGCTTTAAAGATGGCGATTGGAGCAATGGAAACATCAAAAGAAGCATGGCATCAAATTGGAATTTATGATGCTATGTATGATGGATTAGTAAAAGCAATCAACGCTTGTAAAGAAGCATTAGAACAATCAGCGCAAGAGCCTGTGGCTTGGGTTGAAATATCAGAACATGAGTTTTTAAAAATTGCTAATAAATCTTTACCAAAACAAGTTGAAGAGGTAAATGGAGACCATATATACAATTTTTGGAAAAATATAGAAAAAAGATTAAAGGAATTAAATAATGGATAAATTATCTCCAGTTGCATGGACAAAAACATATGAAGGGAAACCATATAGCAACGTATTAGTTTTTGAAAAACCTGAAAACGACTTAAATGGTTGGTATCCACTTTATTTGCATCCGCAAGAAATCTGGAAAAATAAAGTCTATATTTGGCAAGTATGGGATGAAGAATTAGGGGCTTATTATATTGATATAGACCGAAAAACAGCTAGAGATATACCACTCTACACCCACCCTGCACAGGATGAATCAAGTTCATCACAACAAGCTCGTCTTGTTCCATTAAGTGATGATGAGTTAAAGAACGTCATTTATGCGGTTGAAGATAAATTTGGAATGAGTTTGATAGGCGGCATTGCTATTGCTCGTGCTATTGAACAAGCACATGGAATAGGAGTTAAAGATGAAGACTAAAGATGAAGCATTAAAGATGGCTTATGAACAAGGCGCATTGATTGAGCCACACCCGCATATTCCAGAAATGAAATTGATTACTTTTCAAGAGTATGAATTAGAAGCATTTGTAAATTGCATACGCAAAGAAGCACTAGAACAACCAGCGCAAAAGCCATTGAGTGATGATGAGATAAATAAATTATGGAAAGAATCGTGCAAGGATGTAAGAGGGTTGAATTTAGGATTTACAACACAGCAACATTATTTTGCGTGGCTTATTGAACAAGCACATGAAATAGGAGAGAGAGATGGACAAACACATAACAGCAGTAATGAGTGGAATATTAGCGGCATTAGTAATAAATAGCTTTGTGTTGTACCAAGCTAAAAGACATCAAGAGGTAGAGTGTTATTTTCAGACCAACAAAGGAGATGAGGTTCATGTCAGATTCGGATATAGTCAACCATCCAAAGCATTATACGCACGGAGGGATTGAAACGATTGATTACATGAAGGCAAAGTCAACGCATGAGGAATTTTGCGGACATTTGCGTTTGACAGCCATCAAGTATCTATCAAGAGCAGGATTAAAGGATGATACTTTGCAGGATATGCAAAAAGCATGCTGGTATTTAAAGAGATTAATTCAAGAATTGCAGGAGGCGCAAAATGGCAACAAGGAATGATGTGACTGGCGATAGTTTAATCAGTAAGATTAACACTAAAGAGTATGAGGATAACTATGAGCGTATCTTTGGCAAAAAGAAAACTCCCCCTGTCGAAGATGGCTACGAACAAGAGGAGCGCTTAAATCGCATCGCTGAAGGATACGAAGATTAGTAACAATCAGTAACCCAATCGATATTATTTATTGTGTTTTTTAACATATTCAGCAGCCTTAATT